AGCGATCTGAGCCTTCTGCTGCATATCCTGTTGTTTAAGCTGGAGTTCCTGCGCTTTAAGCTGAAGCTCCTGCTGCTGCATCTGGATAAGCGGGTCCTGAGCTTGCTGCTGAGCCTGCTGAGCTGCGGCTTCCTGCTTATCTTTCTGAAGAAGCTTGCCAGCGGCCTGCGCGGCGAGGGCTGAAACCCTAACCTCGACTTCTGGCGGAAGATGCCCAACATCAAGATCTTCACCGAAGAAGTCTGGCGGCGGAGGTAGACTCGCACCCAGCTGCTGTTCAAGATCCTTACGATACTTGAACGCCACGTGCTCCATGATATGCGCGTGTGCAGCGCCCATAAGTACTTGTGCCTGCTGCGGATTCTGCGACGCAATCTGCTGAATCTTCGGATCTTGTAGCGCAGCCATGTGTACACCCAAGTGCGCGTCGTGATCCTGATACATAAACGCGCGGGTAGGCTTACCCATAAGGATGGCCATATTCTCGGACACAGGGTCCAACGGTTTCATGTCGTCCTTCATCGGGACGATCTTCTGGGAGTTCTTAACCCCCAGTGTCTCGATCATCTGGCGGTGTAAGAATGGCAAATCATAAATCTGAGGAGCCGTCTGAGACAGCTGAAGCACAGCTTGATACTGCACCACACGCTGAGACATAGTACTAGCGTTAGGATCAGACACAGGGATAACATCGCAACAATCATAGTCGGCCCTTTTGGCGCTTGCGGACCCCAGCTCAGGCTCATAATCATAATCCTCTGGAGTATTGTCCCTAATAATTGCTGCTAGAAGCTTGAATTCCTGCTTCATCGTGTAGTGAATGCGCGCCTGCACGGCGCTCATCACTTTCAGAACCCGCTCTAGAATCGCCAGCGTCGTACCAACGGGTGACTGACTGGACATGTCAGACACTTTAAGATCCGCTACTGCCGCGAATCGCCGGCCATCTTCAATGACCTGATTCATCAAAGCCAATAACACTTGGCTCGGTTCTTTATATGGCAGCGGGAGAATATTGTCTTTGATAGGGCCGCTAGGAAGATCTACGTCGCGCCACTCGCCCGGAGCTATGGGGGTGTCGTCACCTTTGATACGCAAGCCATTGGCTTTAAGCCCGCCCGGAAGATTAGAAAGTGTTCCAGCGTCGATAAGCTGTCGCAAAAGGCTAGTAGCTGCTCGCGCGTGGCCCCCAATAAGGTGGATGAGCCCAAAGTAATAGAACCCGAATCCCGGAATATAGCCGTAATGCACGAAGTGTTGTCGTCGTAGTTTAAGCGAGTCGTCCTGTATCCAATTACGTCTAACGGCAAGGACGGTAGCAGTGCCTTCCTCGATGGTGACAACATATGGAAGTTCAATTCCAGTTTCTTCACCTTTTTCATCTTTATCCTCGTAACCTTCTAGGTCGAGGTTAACGTGCATTTCCAGAATCTGGAATCTCTTGTCTACGGCTACCGTAAACCCCGTCTCCATGGCTTTCTGTTTTTCTACTTCATCCATGACCTGTACGGGGTCGCCAAGATCTATATCTCGATAAAATCCTGCGATCTGGAGACGGCGCAATTCGTTTTTCGTTTTGCGCATTCGGTGTACCACTCGCTCCGCCGCCTCAATGCTCGTCGCACCATATGGGACCACAACATCTTCTGCTGGGATGTAGGGAGCAGTCGGGCGATCCAGAGAAGGATCATAGTAGATCTTTTTAAACGCATTACCGGAGAGACATAGAGATAGCAGCATTCGTTCATGTTCTGGCCTATACTCCGGCATACCTTCGGTGAGTTCATAATTCATGTCGTTCTTGACACGAATTGAACTGGCTACTTTTTCAGGTGTCTCTTTGCCAATAATAGTAGTTTTAACTGGACCAGCCGCAGGGAAAGTCTCCATGATAGTTTCTGACTGAAACTTAGTGGCTGACTCCATAAGCAGCGGGTGGTGAACACCACACGCCCCTATCCATGGCTCTGTCCTGTCATCATACTTAAGCCCGAGAAGCTTAAGACCTTTGACATAGGTCTCCAGCCAGTCCTTGCGGTCCCCAACGTCCTGCTTGTGCTTGGCAATCAGCTCACTAGCGAGACCTATTAGTGCCCCCTCGTGGAGTTTTTCAGCGAGGTTTTCATTGAAATCCTCTTCTTCTTGTTCTTCTTCTTTCTTACTCTCTTCCCCATCAGCGACAATAACTATCTCTAACGCCGGTTCAGAAGCATTAGGTAAGTCCCCAAGACCCTGTGGGGGCGATGTAAGAGCCTTGTCTATACTCATTAACTAATAGTCGCTCCCATCGAAGACAAGATAAAAGCTAGACTATTAGGACTTACTTTATTAACTGGGAGAAATATCTGGCCGGAAATAAGTGATTCTTCTAAAGCAGCGGCCCATAGCTCTGCACAGAACCATGCAGAAGGGTTACGCCAGTCTTCTCGTACTTCTCGACCTGTAAAGAACCCCACAATAGAATTTTTATCATATGGCTTGCCAATTTGATCGGCAGCGAATCTATAAAACGCATCGTGCTGGGCTTTATAACAAGGAAGAGTGAAAGTCTTTTTTATCTTCCACTTCTCGTAGTCTGGGGCTCTAGTCCAAACCCCCGGCTTGGCCCCGCCTACCGCATCGCTACGCGCGCCCAGCAGGCGCCCATTATCCAACACGCCATCTACGTGGCTAAAAATCCCCCCGCCGAACCAAGCTATCGCACTAGACGATATCCCGGTCCCCTGAACAAACTGCAAAGTGATCCTTGAGTCCTTCGGGGCGGGAGCATAAATAATCTCCCTTACGACGGGGGGCGCTTTAGGCATTATTACGCGGCCTTCGGAGCCGTCGTCGCGGCCTGAAGCTTCGTAATCAGCGTGCCAATCTGAGCATTCACCGCTACCTGCGCGGCGCCAAACTCACTAGCCAGCAGTGCCGGCAGCTGAAGCTCAAGCTGCCCAAGAAGAATCGCGGAAGCACCGGGAAACTTCACAGCAACCTGAGTGGGGTCAGTACCGAGATTAGTCACGAAGGTCTGAAGCGCCTGCAACGACGCAATCAGGGACGGGGCGGCTGCGACAAGCAGCGGGTTAGGATCACTCATTTTGTCTCCGGGGTATTGGTAGGAAAAAAACTCTGGTGGGCCGCTGTAGCAAGAATGCCAGCTATCAACGCGCCTCTCATTACGGCAGCGGGTAGATCAGTAACTCCCTGTAGGGCTAGGGAAGCCAAGGAAAAGAACGTAAATACTTTATCGCCATCGGTCTTAAACCATGTCCAGAAAGTCATTAATAATACTCCCTGCGCCTTGACGATTTAAAATACTTAATCGGCTCCGGCTCATCAGTAGGTAATCTCAGAAAGCCACCCTGTCGAAATCTCAATAGTGCCAGTGTCATAGCATCCACTTGGTCATCGTTACGTCCACTAGGGAAGTCCTGACACTGCATAATTACTTCACGAGCCCAGCGTCTATCCGGTGCCCAGACTATTCCTGAACTGAACAAATCAGATACTGCATTGACCCTCGCGATCTTATCAGAACCACGCGATGGTGTAAACTCCGAAACAGGTAGCCCCAGTTTGCGCATCTCTTGGTATAGCGCCGCCCCAGAAGATTTCTTCTCTACGATGAAGCTATCGGGCTGCCACTCGGAATATTGTTTGTATACTAATTCTTTAAGTTCTGGAAATTCTAGGCGCTCATTAAAAGCGTCCAATAATATAATATTAAAATTATTAACTCTCTCGTTGAAGAATACTCCCCATACCTGAAGAGCATTAAAGTCCGCCAAGTTGTGCGCTTCTTGGGCGCTATCCAAGCTCATGATGATGAACTCGCATTGCGGGGGGCGTTCTTCAGCCCAAATTTGCCACCAGCCCTCTTTAATAAGAGCGCCTTCTTCAGACACGGGGTTCTGCATGTACTGCGACTGCCAGTATCGTGGGTCCATGCTGGCTTTCTTGGCCCACAGCTCATCCACGGACCAGAACTCAGGCCACAGGGACTTCTCATTCAAAACCGCAGGAAATTCAACGACTTCCCACTGATCCGCATCGTCGTTGCGGGTCATGTGGTCAATAATCTGGCCCGTAAGGTCAAGCCGGGACCACCGCGTCATTACTACGATGATCGCCCCACCGGGCATCAATCTCTGAATCGGCCCCGACTGAAACCACTCCCAAGCAGGGAGAAAAACTTCTGGACGATTCTGTTTTGCTTCCTGCTCTGAGTGTGGATCGTCAATGATAAAGAGATCCGCCCCGCGCCCCGCGAGAGCGCCACCCACTCCGATGGCGAAATATTCTCCATTAAAGTTCGTACCCCACCTTGAAGCACTCTTACTGTCTGCTTGGAGTTCAACTTGGGGGAAAATGTCTTTGTATAAGTCCGACGAGACAAGGTTGCGAACCCTCCGGCCAAAATTTACTGCTAGATCAGCAGTATGGGATGACATAATAATTTTTTTCTGGGGGAATTTACCCAGAAAATACGCTGGAGCGAGGTAACTAATCATCTCGCTTTTACCAAAACGCGGAGCGATATTTACTATTACCCGCTTTTTCTTGCCGTTACATATGTCTTCAAAAATATTAGCTAGTTTTCTATGATGCGGACCAATTTTATAGCCGGGGTAGACATGTAATATGAAATCCAAGAAGTTTTCCCGGCCGTTTTTCTTGGTTACCTCTGTTTGATAAGTCTTTAAAAGCTCAGCGACACGCCGTTTCTCTTTCTCTGCCATAGTTGGCAGAGATTTCTTAAGTTTATCAAGAGTTTCTGGGGTTATTTTAAGATTATTCATTAATATGTCTGTGCATTTCATTTTGTAAACAATGAATAGCGTAAGACAACTGAGATAATTTCATATTACTGGGTATAATAGTAAAGCATTCTCCATTTGGGGAGAAATAAACAGCACACATGGTCTCTATTTCGCCTTTTCTATGAGATTTCACCAACTTGTGAAAGAATATCCGGAACTCCCGGTCGTCCTGATTCTTCTCTTTCTTGGTCTTCGAGATTAACGGGACTACTTTCAGGGGTTTGTTCATGAGATTTGTCCTCCAAAACCTTATATTCTAGACCCTGTATAACCGTTATTAACTCTCGTTCGACTTCTTCGATAGGCTTTACCTTAAGAGTCATCTCTGTTCGGCGTTTGAAAGCATCAATACCATCCAC